ACCTTCTCCGGCGCCCGTTTTATCGCCATGTAATAAGCTAGACCTGCCGCCAAACAAGGATAAAAACGAAAAGGTAAATCCATCGTATCTGCGCCGACATCTGCGTCATCCATGCGTGTAAGCACGTTCAGGTGCAAAACGTAAGTAGAATTTTTGTCAGGCGCAGGCCATACCGTAACAGTCGGTGATATCAACTTGTTAATAAAATATTGATTAGGTTTACCTGTTGTGCTTTTTGTCGAAATGTTAGCGTATTGCGCTCTTGATAGCCGACTTAATGGCACATCTGTTGCTGTGCTTCCTATAGTCTCACGGATAAAAACGTCTAATACGTCAATAGTGGCTGTGGCGTTGGTTGAGTCTATCGTATAAGACGTAGTGTCTTTCACCATGTCGATAGTTTTTTGTGTGATTGTCCACTGATTTAAGCCTCTGTTTGCCCACTCGGCCAACATCAAATTTAACGATCTTGTCGCGCTTTTAAGATCATATCCGGTGCGTAATTCTAAACCACAACGCTCAAACGCTTCTTCTACGTAGTCCGCTACGTCTAATTCAAAGTCTTTACTATTACTTGTCGCCATCATTATCACCCGCGTATAAATTATCAAACACTTGGTTAACGTCTAAAGTATAGTCTAAATCGCTTTTACTGTAATGTATATGTTGTGACGGCTTAAAGTCTGGTGCACCGTTTCCTGTTTCAAACCATGCCGGGTGAGTAACTCTTACTCTGTTGTTAGGTAACGCGATGATATTACCCGTGTATTCCCCTGCGTCTAACAACTCTAAAACGTGGCTTTGTTTGTGTTGGGCAGGATCATCCGCAATCTCATTCTCTGCATAATCAACAGTAAAATAATATTTTGCAGGATAAAATTTACCATCCACTTTTGCTAACCAAGGGCAAGGCGTGGCTCTATCTAAAACGTAAACTGAGTGATTGTATGACGAGCAATCCCAGGGTTGTGCGGCCCATACCGGCATAGGTTCAGGCCACTCATCAAACGGTGTATCGCCAGTTAAGGCTGTGATAGGCATTCTCGCCCACATAGCGCCACCATGCACGTTTGGCTCGCTATCATCATCGTAAGTCTCTGCGCCTGTGAAAATTACCTGAAACGACAAACAACGGCAAGGCATTGTTGTGACAGCGATTGCCATAGCGTGCAAAAACTCTCCATGATACTTTTCATGGTTATGCGTGTATTCTTTCCGCACCCAACATTTGAAGTGCGGAATGTTCGACTGTAGATATGGCAATTATCTTCCAAATAATCCGCTATTTTTGTTAGACGGCTTTCTCATACCGCCCATCGCGCCGCCTTTAGATCGCATAGCTCCGCCCTTTGCGTAGCCTTTAGATTTCATCGCGCCACCTTTTGCGTAACCTTTAGACATCATTTTACCGCCTTTTTTCATGCCTTTGGTTTTCATCTTCATTGCGCCGCCCTTTTGCATTTTTTTCATAGCGCCGCCTTTTGAGCGCATTTTGCCGCCCATTTTCATACCCTTTGATTTTTTATGTCCTGGCATCTCACACCATCCTTGCTTTTTTCAGTTGTCGTTTTGCCGCAGTTGCTAATCGCTGTTGCGTCGGTTTTTTTGCTACTTTAGCTCTTTGCTCTAAAACAGTCAAAATTTGAATTTTGCGCGCGTAAGGTTTCTTTATGCGCTTAACTTTACGAATTGTATCTTCAGCGTCTTTTACAGTAGCGTACTTGATGCTCACTGTATCTTTTGGGTTTTCGTCCGTATACAAACGCCTGCCACTACCTTTTGGCTTTTTGCCCGTCCCTTTAACTGGATCTTTAGTTTTTCTTCGCACGTTTTTTTCTTCCCGCACAATGTGCTTTTTGTGAGAACCCTTTTGGATTCTTACAATTTATTTTTCTTTTTCTAGCCGCCGTCCACTTAGCCACGCGGAACTCTAGTCATTTTTTGTTTATTTGGCATGATTGCCCCACACCCACGAGCTTGTATCATAACTGCTCCTCCGCTTGCCGCAAAAGTTTTTACATTAGTGGGTTTACCACCTACACCTTGCTTTTTAGCGCGTTTGCGCTTTACCGCTGATGCAATTTGACTTTTGGACATTTGGTTGGCTTTTGATCGTGGCACACACTTAGGATATTTTCGCTTTGAGCCTTTTGTTGACGCCCTACCACATTGTTGAAACTTGCCATCTTTTTTAGGTGCGCCTATATCGACCCAATCACCTTTTGGGCCTTTGCCAAACCATTCTGTCAAACCACCTTTTGTTTTAGCCACGAGGCACCCT